TACCACATATAAGTATGTGTTAGGACAACTTCATGCTTGGAATAAAATAGATCAGGAACTCACGAACCTGCTAAAGAAACAGGAGCTAGATGACGATGACTAAAACTAATGTTTTACCAAAACAAGTTTTTGCCTTAGAAGAAAAAAATAAAGAGAAAAAAGATACTAGAACAGAGTTAGAAAAACTACCTGCACCTGCCGGGTGGAGATTAGTTGTAATGCCTTTAAAAATTAAAGAAAAAACTAAAGGCGGAGTATTACTGACAGATAAAGTAGTTGAAGAAAGTCAATGGACCACTAATGTTGGACTAGTAATGAAAATGGGAGATTTATGTTATATAGACAAAAACAAATTTCCTACAGGACCCTGGTGTAAAGAGAAAGACTTTGTACTCTTTGGCAGATATGCCGGAGCAAGAATTAAAATCGACGGTGGAGAATTAAGGATACTTAATGATGATGAAGTTATGGGCATTGTTAGTAAACCTGAAGATGTTTTATCACCGCTAACAAACTAACATGAGGAGATAGTCATGCCAGAAGCACAACCCGCATTAAGCGAAGAAAAAACAATACCTATTGAAGATACAGGAGATTCAGTAGATGTAGAATTAAAAGATGTTGTTGAAGAAGCAACAAAAGAAACTTCTGTAGAAGAACCACAAAAAGAATCTTCAGAACATGAAGAATATTCTTCCGGTGTTAAAAAAAGAATAAATGATTTAACAAAAAAATGGAGAGAAGAAGAACGTCAAAAAGAGGCAGCTTTACAATTTGCAGAAAGTGCAAAGAAAAAGAACGATGAATTAGAAAAAAAAGTAAGTTCTTTAGACGACAGTTATATTGAAGAAGTTGCACAAAAAGTTGATATGACAGAACTAAATTTAAAAAGAGATTTAGCCGCTGCTCATCAAAAACAAGATTTTGAAAAAGTAGCAGAAATACAAGCTGCTTTATCTGACAATTCAGTTCAAAAACAAAAAGTTTTAGCTTTAAAAAAGAAAACAGAAGCTTCGGCTAAAGAAGTTCCCGCTGAAACACCTACTGAATTTAAACAACAAGCTCAAACTCCTCAGCCAAGACCTCAACCTAGCGAAAAAGCTCAAACATGGGCTAAAGCTAATCCTTGGTTCGGTCAAGGAGAAGGGAAAGATGAAGTAATGACATTTGCTACTTGGGGTATTCATACTCAATTAGTAAATGAAGGAGTTAATCCTGAATCAGATGAATATTATAGTGAAATTAATAATAGACTTTCATCCCATTTTCCTGATAAGATAGGGAAAACGAATTCCAACTCGAGTCAAACTAACAACAGAGTCGCTCAGACTGTTGCTGGTGCTAATACTGCTCGATCTGGAGGTAAACCTGGGCGCCGCACTGTGAAGCTCACACCATCACAGGTTACAATAGCAAAAAAACTTGGTGTGCCATTAGATGAATACGCAAAATTCGTGAAGGAGTAAAATATGGAAAACGTAAAATTAAAAAAAACTACTCGACACGCTGAAACTAGGGACATTGAAGCTCGTAAAACGGTATGGTCCCCGCCGAGACAATTAGATGCACCTGAACCACCGGAAGGGTTCAAGTATCGTTGGCTTAGAGAGTCAATCCAAGGGATGCCTGATGATAAAAACATTACATCAAGGTTGAGAGAGGGTTACGAACTAGTCAGGGAAGATGAACTATCAGCAGAGGATAAAATGAAATATCCTTCGTTGGCTGAAGGTAAATATAAAGGTGTTATAGGAGTTGGAGGTTTGTTATTAGCTAAAATTCCTCTTGAACTTGCTAAGCAAAGAAACGAATACTTTGAAAGGAAGTCTCAAGAGACACAAGAAGCTATAGACAATGAGGTTTTAAAAGACGAGCACCCGAGTATGCCTATTACTAAAAATAGGAGCTCAAAAGTAACATTTGGGGGTTCTCGATAATTCTGAATTAGTCGGAATTGCTGGGCCTCTAGAAAAGGAGTAAATTATGGCAAATGTAGATGCGCCTAGAGGACTAGTTCCTGTTAAAATGCTTGGTAACAAGTATGAAACAGCTGGTTTCTCTACTTATAAAGTTGCTTCTGGTTATGCATCAAACATCTTTAATGGTACAGCTGTTCAGCTAAAAGCTGACGGAACTATTGAATTAGCAGTAGACGCTAAATCAAATTCTGCAAAAATTGTAGGAATTGCTGCAGGTGTAAGTTACACTGATTCAACTGGGAAACCAGTTTGGAAAAACTACTGGCCAGCTTCAACTGCAACCCAAGGTTCAGTAGATGCGGAAATTAAAGTTTATGATGATCCAGACCAACTATTCATCGTTCAAGCGGACGGTGCTGCTGATCAAACATCAGTAGGAGCCAATGCACCTATGGTAGGTAACGCAAATGGTAATACAACTAATGGTATGAGTTCAATGGAACTAGACTTTTCTGGACTAGGAGCTGCTGATGAGCAGTTAAGAGTTATAGGAATAGTTCAAGATCCTGACAATACTGCTGGTTTAACAAACGTAGATTTGGTTGTTAGAATTAACGATCATGCCTACACTAACTTAGCGGGGATATAATATATGGCTATTTCAAGATCCCAGTTAGCCAAAGAATTAGAGCCGGGTTTAAATGCTCTCTTTGGCTTAGAATACAAACGCTATGAGAACGAAGCAGCAGAAATCTTTGACCAAGAAAGTTCAGACAGAGCTTTTGAAGAAGAAGTAATGTTAGGTGGGTTCGCTGGAGCTCCTGTAAAAAATGAAGGTGCAAGTATTAATTATGATACTGCGCAAGAATCTTTTACTGCGAGATATACTAACGAAACTATTGCGCTTGCTTTCGCTATCACTGAAGAAGCTGTAGAGGATAACCTTTACGACAGAGTCAGTGCTAGATATACAAAAGCACTAGCCCGTTCTATGGCTAATACTAAGCAAGTTAAGGGTGCTAATATCCTTAACAATGCATTTTCAACAAACGCAGCTAATTTTGGTGGAGACGGTGTTGCATTAGCATCAACTGCTCACCCAACTTTAACAGGCGGAAATTTCTCTAACAGATCTGCAACAGATGCTGACTTGAACGAGACTTCTCTTGAACAAGGCGTTATTGACATTTCAAATTTCATTGACGAAAGAGGATTGAAAATTGCATTAAAACCAATGAAGGCAATTATTCCTTCTGCTCTACAATTTGTAGCAGATAGACTAATGAATTCAGATGGTAGAGTTGGTACAGCTGATAATGACATCAACGTATTTAAAGCGAGTAGATCTAATGGATATATTCCGCAAGGATACACTGTTAACCATTATCTAACTGATACTGATGCTTGGTTCTTAAAAACCGATTGTCCAAATGGTCTGAAGCACTTTGTAAGAACACCAATTACAACTGCTATGGAAGGCGATTTCGATACAGGAAATATGAGATACAAAGCTCGTGAAAGATATAGCTTTGGTTTCTCTGATCCAAGAGCAGTTTATGCTTCTCAAGGTTCGTAAAATTTAACTAATCTTTCTTAGGTGAAGAAGGCGCTTGTAAGAGCGCCTTTTTTATTTTATACTCATATTTCCTAGATTAATATAATTGTGCAGACTGGCTAGGCAGACGGTATAGAGACTGCATGGTTAGGTCTATACACCACGGAGGTAAACATGGGTAATACGACTTTTTCGGGTCCGGTAAAATCGGGCGACGTATTGGTTACTGGCGGAGCAACGCTAGGAACTAATATAGCAAACACAAACTGGGTAGGTAATACTGCTAGTATGTTTATGCAATCACCAACAGCAGGTAATGCTACAGAATTAAAAACTGTAGGAGCTATTACTTCTGGTATGGTGACTAATACAGGTGATTACAACATTACTTTAAATGGTTCTGGAATAGAACAAGGAACTTGGCATCCTACAAGTGATAGTAATTCATCAACTACAGGTGGAGCATCTTGGGCTCGTAAAATTCAATTTACAAGCACAGGAAATGATTCTGCTTTAAGATTTACTGTAAATGGAACTGATGCAGCGGGTCAAACTTTAAGTGAAACTACTGCAGCAGCAGGAGGTCCTAACGCAGGTACTTCTTTTACTACTGGTTTGTTTAAATCTGTTACTTCAATAACTGTTTCTGCAGTAAGTGTTGGAAATATTAGTATTGGAACAGGTCATACAGCTGGAGATCAATATCAACATCTAATTGGAGTTGTTCCTTATGGATCGGCTTTAACTAGACTTTATTCATTCCGTTGGCAGGCGTGGAACGGTGGAGGTAACGAAGTTATGTCTATTGGAACTACTGTTGATGTAGATGAATTTGCTAGTATTGCTTCAGCAGTTACTAAAGGTGCTGTTACAGATGATACTACAGGTGATGTTATGACTACTACTGCAGCTCAATCAGAAGCTTGGTGGAAAGTAGAACAAAACCCTGCAGCCGGTGCCGGTGATGTAGATTATCAAGTTGATGCAGCTATGATAGTAACGTATACTCCTTCAGGTACACTTGCCACACAAGGTAAGAGTATTTTTATTGCAGAGTATGCACAAAAAAGATTACTGACTAACGAGTCTTGGTAATATTCATTAACTCTGGGTGAGGTGTAATGACCTCACCCTTAACAGGAGAAAATTATGACACAAGTAATTAAAAAACAATTTGATGGAACTAGAAAAGCTATTTTCACAATGAATTTTAAAATAGCAAGTACTACAGCTGAAAGTTTTACAATTGTACCATCTGATTTAAATAATTCTAAAGGATTGGCTACAGGCGCTACCGCTAACAGTGGTGATGTTTGTACTAACCTTACTATTAATAAAATATGGTGGAGTGTTAATAACACTGCGGTTACAAAACCACTTTTAGTGGAATGGAAAGCAACTACTAATTCACAAGCTATAACTTGTAATTATGCTGATTCCAAAGATTTTAGTGCTATTGGAGGATTATTAAATCCTTTAACGCCTGGAACAGCTGGAGCAACTGGAGGGTTAGATATTAAATTTCTTTCCGTAACAGATGATGACACAGCTACTATAGTTTTAGAATTGTTAAAA